AGATACAGAGGGACTTGTAAATGACATAGTTGTGCTTATCGGTGCTGTGATAGCCATGTATGGAAGGGTCAAAGCAGTCAAAAAGATTGAAGGGATTAAATGATTGACACAGGCATTTTTAAATTAGCAGGCATCATCGCTGTTATCGGAGCAGTAGCAGGTTTTACTATATTCATCTACAAAATGGGCAAAGAGACAGGCGAGAGAAAAAAAGAAGAGCAGATGGATGAACAAACGGAGGTAAGGCTCATTGAGCTTACTAAAGAGCTTAATAATCTCGTTGATGATCCTAATAGTCCTTTTGGGGTGTCAAAGCCTGAAGGGCACTGGGGCGAGATTAGAAAGACCAACCCTTGAATACGGTTGGCACTGTGGACTTGTGGCAGAGATTGATGGAAAGGACAGAAACATCTGCTGTATGACCCATGAGGATGTGATGAGGCTCATGCAGTACATACTGATACTTGAAAAGAGGTAGATGTGCACGAATGGCAGATTATAGCGGTATGTGCTGCACTTGTTGCAGCGACGAATGTGGTCGTCATGGCGTTTGTGAAATATGTTATAGCGAAGTCACTCAAATCCATAGAAGAAAAGCATCTAAAGACAAACGAAAGGGTCGAATATGTGGAAAAGCAGATATACGAGCTTAAGGCAGAGCTTCCCGTCTGTTATGTAAGAAGAGAGGACTTCATTCGGCATGAAGTGGCAATCAATGCAAAGCTTGATAGGATTTACGACAGACTTGAAAAAATCAAGGAGGAGTGATGGACATCGAGAAAGCCCGTAGGGAAGAATTGAGGTGGCTCATTTTACGAGCTTTATATGCTGCAAGACCCATCGGGACATCAGAAAACATCATCAAAAATGCCATAGAGCCTGTGATTCTCGATGTGACAGTAACAGAAATCAGGCGTGAACTCGATTACCTCGCCGAAAGAGACCTCGTAACAATAACGAACAAAGACACTCCTGTATGGAGTGCAAAGATAAATAATCACGGCGTAGATATTGTGGAATATACCGTCGACTGTTATCCCGGAATTGCAAGACCAAAAAAATACTGGTGATGCGATGCCGAAGAGGTTAAAAGTCTTGTCACTTCCAGACTCTATAAAAAAAGAACTCGATAAAAGGCTTATAGACGGCGGCTTTGCGGGCTATGAAGCTCTTTCAGAATGGCTTTCAGAGAAGGGCTATGAAATATCAAAAAGTGCTTTACACAGGTATGGAACCGAATTCGAGCAGAGGCTTGCAGCCCTGAAAGTTGCCACAGAGCAGGCCAGAGCCATTGTGGATGCCGTAGGTGATGAGGAAGGCTCCATGAATGAAGCCTTAATCAGGCTCATCCAGCAGGAGGCCTTCAACGTCCTGGTGAAACTCAATGAAGAAGACAAAAATGCCATCCTGCCAAAGCTCGGCATCATGGTGGCAAAGCTCTCAAAGGCTTCTGTTGACCAGAAGAAGTGGGTGCAGGAGTTAAAGAAAAAGGCAGAGAAGGCAGCGGAGAACGTGGAGAAGAAACTCTCAGGTGCCATAGATCCAGAGACCTTAAAGAGAATCAAAGAGGATATATATGGCATCATATAGCAATATAGCCCTGTATCCTTATCAGCAGAGGTGGATAGCGGATAAAAGCAGATACAAAATTGGCATGATGGCACGCCAGACAGGTAAGACCTCCACCACCACCCTTGAGATTGTTCTTGACTGCCTTGAGGCAGAGGCAGCAGGGAAAACCGCCAGATGGGTGATACTCTCCCGTGGTGAGAGACAGGCTAAAGAGGCAATGGAAGAGGGTGTAAAAAAGCACTTGAATGCCTTTAAGACAGCCTTTGAGGCACTGGAATATGATTGGGAACCTGAAGTTAGGGCACTTGAGGTTAGGCTCCCCGGGGGTAGTAGAATTACCGCATTACCAGCCAACCCTGACACTGCCCGTGGATTTTCCGCAAACGTGTTTCTCGACGAGTTTGCCTTCCATAAAGACTCACGGAAAATCTGGCAGGCTTTGTTTCCTGTGATTTCTGCGGGGTTCCGCATAATAGTAGTATCAACGCCCAACGGCAAAGGTAACAAATTTTACGAACTTATGACGGATCCATCCCTCCAGGATGTCTGGTCAAGACACAGAACAGACATATATCAGGCTGTTGCAGATGGTCTGCCACGCAACATCGAAGAGATGAAAAAGGCCATCGCTGATCCTGATGCCTGGGCACAGGAGTTTGAACTTGAATGGCTCGATGAAGCCTCGGCCTGGCTGGACTTTGACCTCATCCACCGCTGTGAGGATGGGGCAGCAGGTAATCCAGATGTATATGCTGGGGGTTTCTGCTTTGCCGGCATGGATATAGCCGCCCGGGGAGACCTGACCGTCATTGCATGTCTTGAGCAGGTGGGAGATGTCCTGTGGGTGAGAGAGATGGTGGAGCTAAGGCGTGCGACATTTGCATCACAGATAAATGAAGTAGAAAGAATAATGCATACCTACAGGGTAATCCGCATGGGAGTAGACCAGACAGGCATGGGTGAGATGCCTGTTGAAGTGCTACAGAGGCAGTTTGGCATGAACAGGGTCATCGGTGTTTTATTTACCCCTGCTGCAAAGCTCGATATGGCTACGAGGCTTAAAGAGAAATTTGAGGACAGGACAATCAGAATACCAATAAGGCCTGAGTTGAGGGCTGACCTCCACGCAGTAAAACGTGAGGCGGGGGCCACGGGAATTCCCCGATTGATCGCAGAGAGAGAAGGCGGCAGCCATGCTGATAGATTCTGGGCTCTGGCCCTGGCTGTGAGTGCTGCCTCACTGATGCCGAACAGGATCACATATGAAAGTGTTGCTGCAAGGCCGTTTTTTACCCCCGGTGCTGAATACACTGAGAGATACAATTCAGGCTTTGCAGCGGTAAGAGGTGCATGGTGATGCTCGTTGACAGATTTGGCAGGGAAATAAAATCCAACAAACCGATACTTGAGACAATAACAGTCCAGACCATCCGTGACCGCTACAGCACCTATCCATCCTATGGACTCACACCTCAGAGACTTGCCCGTATTTTTAAAGAGGCAGACCAGGGCGAAATAGTGAGGCAGGCTGAATTGTTTGAAGAGATGGAAGAAAAAGACACTCACCTCGGTGGTTGTCTCCAGACAAGACGCCTTGCAGTGGCAGGCCTTGAATGGGAGATTATCCCTACGTCGAGCTCAACAGAGGATGTGAAGATAGCAGAGGCTGCAAAGGAGATGATTGAATACATAGAAAACTGGGAAGATGCCATACTGGATATGCTTGATGCAGTAGGCAAAGGGTTTTCTGTATGCGAGATCATCTATGAAGTTGCAGAGAACAAAATATGGATTAAAGAGCTAAAATGGGTTCACCAGAAGAGATTCACATTCAACTCACCAGATGCACTACTTGAGGTGCCGAGACTTCTCACAGATGATGCTCCTGTGTGGGGAGAAGAACTAATCCCCAACAAATTCATTATACATAAGTCAAAGGCACGTTCAGGGACGACAGCAAGAGGGGGGTTACTGCGTCCCTGTGCTTATATGTATCTTTTTAAAAACTACGACATCAAAGACTGGCTCATCTTCAACGAGCTCTTCAGCGTTCCCATGAGGGTAGGCAAATACCAGCAGGGTGCAACACCTGAAGAGATAGACAAACTCAAAGAGGCGGTATTCAACCTTGCCGTGGATGCAGCGGCAGTGATTTCTGATTCGACAATTATTGAGCTTCTGGAAGCAAAATCTACCTCAAACAATGCTGATACATTTTTGAAATTTGCAGAGTTCTGCGACAAGGCGATTTCAAAGGCTGTTCTTGGACACACTGGATCAGCGGAGGGAACGCCAGGGAAGCTCGGTCATGAGGAACAGGCAAGGCTCATCAGACAAGACCTTTTAGAATCGGATGCGAAGGCCTTACAAAAGACCATAAAGTTTCAGCTCCTTGCACCCTGGGTAAGGTTCAACTATGGCCCGGATAAGGGAGTCCCGCAGTTTAAATTCCACTTTGAATCCCCTGAGGACATAGAAAAGGTTGCAAAGGTTTACGGCATCCTGGTGAAGGATGTGGGTTATGACCGTATCGGAATTAAACATATACAGGAACGCTTTGGAATCCCAGAGCCAAAGGCTGGAGAGGAAACCATAGGACAATCCCGTATAACCCAGGCTAATACAGCAACAATGATAAATACATCTGCAAAAGCAGACAACACAATCGATATTTTTAGAAAGCTATTTCCTGACCAGATAGCAGTTGATGATATTAAAATCCCCAACCCAGGACAGCTTGACCCGATAATTGAACAAATTATCATCCTCATTAAAAATGGCAATACATACGATGAAATCCTTGCTGATATTGTCACTGCCTATCAATCCCTTGATATGACAAAGATTGAGCAGGCAATCCAGAAGGCGATATTTATCAATGAGGTGTGGGGGAGACTCAATGCCTAAAGTGTCACATAACCATTATAACTACACGATGCTACAAAACACATCTAAAGGCATTGATTTATCATACGCCATAGGTTTACCACCAGAAAAAGCCATAGAGTATTTTGCCTCTAAAGGATATGAGATAACATTTGACTGGAAATCTACCTGGGAGAACGCCCGCACTAAGGCTTTTACCATAGCAGGCGTTACAAAAATGGACATCCTTCAGACTGTGAAAAATGAAATAGACAAAGCCCTCCAGACAGGAACCTCTCTTCAAACATTTAAAGAAAACCTCATCCCACGCCTTCAGGCGTTAGGCTGGCTCTCTTCCACTCCTGAGAAGATACCTTATCGTCTGGAGACTATCTACCGCACAAACATGCAGACTGCATTTATGGCAGGCAGATATAGAGAAATGATGGAAAATGTTGAAGATAGGCCATACTGGCAGTATGTGGCTGTGATGGATTCAAGAACAAGGCCAGCCCATGCTGCATTAAACGGGAAGGTTTTTAGATATGATGATCCGTTCTGGAAGACACATTACCCGCCCGCGGGTTTCGGTTGCCGGTGCCGTGTCCGTGCGCTATCTGAAGAGGATATTAAACGGAGAAAGCTAACTGTAGAATCAGGCGAGAACAACATAATATGGGAAGAAAAGCCTGTAGGAGGAGGCTATACAAGACCCACAGCAGCATATGTTGACCCTGAAACAGGTGCCAAGCTGTTTACTGATCCAGGATGGAGCTATAACCCGGGTGAAACTTTCTGGGAGCCAGATTTAAGAAGATACCATAAGGACATCAGGGCAGCATTCGAGGAGGCATCATGGAAATAACTATTAAAGTTGACGATACTGGGGTTCAGAATCTCTTAAAAGTCCTGCAATCACGCATACAGCATATGCAGCCCATCATGAGAAGCATCGCTGAAATCATGCGAGATGAGGTTGAAGAAAACTTTGCCCAGGAAGGCAGACCTAAATGGAAACCCTTAAGACCATCAACTATTGCAAAAAGGGAAAAGGAGGGTCACTGGCCTGGTAGGATATTACAGGTGCGTGGACAACTTGCAGCCTCTATAACTGCCAAAGCGACCGATACCCAGGCAGTAGTTGGCACCAATGTTGAATACGCTGCTGTGCATCAATTTGGTGGAAAAATTGGACCTCGCATTATTAAACCAAAAAATAAAAAAGCCCTTTTCTGGCCTGGAGCTGCACATCCAGTTAAATCTGTTAAACATCCTGGTGCAACCATCCCGGCAAGACCTTTTCTTAAAATACCAGAGACAGGCATGGAGAAAATAAGGCAAAAACTCGCAAGATACATCACAGAAGGTGCTCTATGAAAGAGGAAATAAAAATACCCCCTTCAAATTTGCGTTATAAGCCACGTTTTGGGAGGGG